CGACCGACACCATGGCGGACAGGCCATCGTGGGGGCCGGTGTAGATCTCGCCCGTCGCGGTATCGGAAGCGACTGCGATCTGGGACATGGTTTTCTCCTGAGGGGGCGCTTAGGGCGCGTTGAAGTGGTCGACGAAGCTGAACGAGCCGCGCACCTGGACGACGACGAGATCGCTCCCGGGATCGGGCGGCAAAATGCTCCAGCCTTCCAGCCGGGCATCGAGCGCCTTGCCGTTGAGGTCGCGCATCACGTCGCCGAACAGCGCTTTTTTGAGGTCGGCGATGAGGTTGTGTCCGGTCTCCATCATCAGCGCGGCGTCGGGCTGCTGGTCCTGCGCTTCGGCGGTGAACTGGACGCGCACTTTCGAGTGCGGCGCATATGGCGCGTGGCTTTCGGTGCCGGCGTCGGTCTCGAAAAGGCGGATGAACGGAAAGAGGCCGCCGTCAGCATGGGGAAGCGGGCCCAGCTCGACATCGAGCCCGGCATCGGTGAGATAGCCGCTGGCGACGCTGATCGCCGCGAGGCGCGGCTTGAGGCTGGAAATGAGGGTATAGGCCTGGGTCACTTGAGCCACCAGGTGACGAGCTGGCCGTCGTCGGTGTCGACGCGATCGAGCTTCCAGGCGGACTTGCCCATCGCGGCGATCTCGGCGGGGGTGTAGCGCGCCGGGTCCGCCGTGATCGTCTGGCCGGTGGCGAAGGACGCGGCCACCGAGCGTTGCACCGTGATTTTGTCGCGGCGCTCGCCGCTGAGGTTGTATTCGCCGAGGGTCGCCTCGCTCTGGCGCAGGAATGCGGTGAACGGCGTCGCGCCGTTGAGCAGCCAGGCGTTGCCGAACGTGGCCATGGCAACGGAGGCGCTGCGGGCCTGAAGCGCGGCGAAGCGCGACAGGCTCATGTGCAGCGGTCCTCAGAGGTTAAAACGCGTGGGTCCATACCTGCCAGCGTGGCAGGATGGGGGCGAAATTTTTAGGCAAGGAATTTCGCCCGCCCGCATCAACCGATGGTCGCGGCGGTGCTGGCGTAGGTCGGCAGGATCATGTTGCCGTCGTTCTTGTCCCAGGCCGCCCAGGTGGCCGAGAAGTTGTAGAGCGCGGCGCAGTCGACGACGTTTCCTCCGCCGGTCTCCGAGGCATAGATGTTGCCCGCCACGGCCGAGCCGTCGACGAGATAGGTGTGCTGCGCGGATTCCGACATGGCGAAATCCCCCACGCCCTTGAGGCCGCGCACGGTAAAGCCCTTGAGCGATTTGCCCGCCGGGATGTTGAGCTTGACGATGGGCATGTGCCCGCTCGCGGCGGCCTGGAGCGTGCGGCAGCCGTTGATGCTGATATCGTAGGCAGTCGTGACGAGGCCGTTCGCCAGGTCGATCATGACGTGCGAGTAGGCGCCGAACGAACTGTCGAAGACGTGATTGTTGATCTCGATGCCGTAGGCGTTGTTGTTGGCGGGCTGGATGAGGATCTGGCCGCCGTTTGCCCTGCCGGACGCATTCAGCGTCGAATTCTTCCAGCTATGGCAGTGGTTGATCTGGACTTCGGAGGCGGTGATCTTGATCTGGTACTGATTGTTGCCCGACCCGGCGATGTCGCAGTTGCTGATCCGATTGTCGCCGCCGTTGATGACGAGGTTGGGGCCGGCGCTCGCACGGTGAGCCCAGAGCGAACTGTAGTAGATATTGACCGTTGCCCCGCACAGCACGTTGCTGTTGTTGCCGGCGAAGATCATGCAGTTCTGGACGATGGCTTTGCCTTGGTTGGTCGAGAGGTCCAGCGCGTAGTTGTCGCAAAGGCCGAAGCCGTCCAGGTTGAGGTTGAAGAACCCGTTTCCGAGGCCTGCCTTGATCATGGGCACGCCCGCGCCGAGCCATTTGGCGCAGACGATGGCGCCGCCACGGCACAGCGCATCTTGCGGGCCGGTGCGCTTCTGGTCCGGGCCGTTCCCGAACAGGTTGACATCGTCGAGCATGCTGATGCCGCTCGCCACGACGTACATCGCGCCGATATAGACCGGCAGATTCAGGCTGCTGGCGGACGCGATGGCCTGGTTCAAGCCGATCGAATCGTCGGTGCCGAAGACGCATCGCATATTGGACAGCGTGCCGCCCGGCACGTTGCCGAAGGTCACCTGCGCCTGGTTGTCGTTGACGATCGCCGAGATCGTGCCCGACCGCGGCGTGTCCGACACCGAAGAGGCGTTGCGATTCATGACGGCGAGGACCTTGCCGATGTCGCCCTCATTGAACCCAAAGCCGCTGTTGGCGCTGATGCTCGACACGTTGTACGTCGTGCCGCTCACCAGCGTGAGCGTGGCGTCCAGCACGATCTGCCCGTCGCCCTTGCAGCCGTAGGAGCGAGGATCGACGGCATCCCTGAAGTTTAGCTCCCTGAAACCCTCCGGTTCGGAGAACATCACCCGCCGGTTTACCCGGTCGAACATGACCTTGACCAGCTCACCGCCAGCCGAAATATTCTCAACGACGTAGACCGCAACGCCGCTGTTCACCAGATCGGCCTCGGCGGCCGCATCAAAGATGCTGAAGACGGTTCCGACGGGCTGGCTGGCGCCATCCACGAGGATCGGCGCGGTGAGCTTGATGGACATGGCCGAGGTCCGGTCAGGAAGGGTCGGCGGCCGGCTTGGCCTTGGCCTTGGCGCGGCCCATGTCTTCGGCGGCCTGGAGCATTTGCGGCGAGGCGGTGAAACGGCCGTCCTTGCTGGGATCATCGTCGCGGCTGGCATAGAGGACGCGGCCCATGCGCGACAGTTCGCCGGCGGTGTCCTTGGCGACGTTGAGGATCTCGCCGGCCGCGGCGTGGACGCCGCCGCGATCGTCGCGGTGGTTGATGAGGCAGGATTCGATGACGAGGACTCGAGGCATTGTTTTTCTCCGGTTGAGCAATTCGGAGCGAGCGGCCCGGACGCGTTATCCGGGCCGGGTCGCGGTTACTGGGTCAGCGCGTCGACCATGGCGGCGAAGCTGGCGGCGTGGCGCACGTTCATGTCGACGTCCTGCAGGGCGACGACGCGGCGGGTGCCCGCGGCGGAGCCGGTGTAGGGGTCGAGCATGATGTCGAGGCCGCCCCACATGCCGACGACCATGTCGGACCAGTTGCCGAAGACGATCGCGGAGCAGACGCCGACGCTGGTGCCCTTGGTGAGGTTGCTGGGCACGCTGTTGCTGATGTAGGCGCTGTAGCCGAGCACTTCGCCGACGCCGGGCATGCCGGGCATGCTGGTCCACACCGGACGGCCGTTGGCGCTGGTGGGGAATTCCTGCGTCTTGCGCAGGGTGCCCCGCACCTTGGAGTTGGTGAGGTAGGCAAGATTGCCCACGTCGGCGTTGGCGTTGGCCACGGCGGACTCGAGATCGACGACGTTGTCGTAGGTGGGCGCGAGGCCGTTGGCGCCGCCGGCGACCGAGCCGATGCCGGTGATGGACAGCAGGCCGGTGAGGTCGTTGGTGCCGGCGCCGTTGATGCAGCTCGCCTGGAGGGTCTGGCCCAGCACGGCGGCGAGGTCGGCCCGCACGAACGCTTCGACGTCGATCGACGATTGCAGCAGCAGGCGGCGGCTGTAGTCGGTGAAAGCGCCCATGGTGTGCGGCGTCAGGCCCATCTGGTCGACGGTCTGCGAGGTCTCGGTGGGCGCGGCGTTTTCCGCGACCCAGTAGCCGGTCGCGCCGCCGGTCTGCTTGGGCACGGCGACGTTGCCGTTGAGGTCGCGCAGCCAGGTGATGCCCAGGCGATCGAGCACCATCGCGTTGCGCAGAAGGTCGATGAAGCTGGAACCGAGCAGCTCGGTGGCGACCAGGTTGCCGCCGGCCGCGGGCGTGCCCACGTTGAGGTCGCGGTAGGCATACATGGCGTCACCGCCGCGCGCCATCGCGCGCTGGATCAGGCTGCGTGCGACCGATGCGGCCATGGCGGTGTTCATGCGCATGCCGGACGAGAGCATGTCGACGGGGATGGTGATGGCGGCTTCGCGTTCCTTGCTGCGCGAATCGCCGCGCTTGTCCTGGGCGACGCGCGAGCATTCCAGCTCGAACGGCGCGAGCTTGGCGGCGTGGGCGGGGTCGGAGGCGGCGAGCAGCGCGCGGCAGAACGAATACTGCTCGGTATCCTTGCGGCTCATGCCGATCTCGGGGCTTTCGGCGACGCGCAAGGTGCCGTTGTCCTGAAGCTTGGCCAGGATTTCGGCGCGGAACACGTCGATGCTGGTGCCGGCGTCGACGGCGCGTTCGGCGAGGTCGACCATGTTGTGTTGCTTTCCGAGCGCGCTGATTTCCCGCACGCGCAGACGCTCTTCGGCCAGCGCATCGCGGGTGACTTCGATGGAACGGGTGGCGACAGTGGGAGCCGGCGCCGGTTTGTCGATGACTTCTTCAGCCATGATTTTCTCCTGAGTGGAACCGGCGCGGCCGGCGGGGGGAAGATCAACCACGCGATAGCGCGGCTGAGTGGAATCGTCGGCGCTGCGGCCGAGGCCGACGGTGGCGTCGGCGGGGATGTCGACCAGCGAGATCTCGAACGGCGTCCAGCTCGTGACGCGGTATTCGTCGGGCTGGCCGTCGGCGGCCTGCTTGGTGAGCACGCGTTCGTTGATCTGGTAGCCGATGGAGACGTTGCGCACCAGGCCGTCGGCGATGTCTTGCCGCAGATCGGCCAGGGCGTCGCGGCGGCTGATCGTGACGTCGCATTCGAGCCGGCCATTGGCGAGCACGGCGGACTCGAGGTCGATGGCGCCGATGCCGGCGAGCGGCGTGTTGCCGATCGCGCCGGTGCGGTTGTGGTTGGCCAGCACCGGCGCGCCGCCATTCATGCGGGTGAGGTCGACCTCGCCCGCGTCATGGCCGAGCACTTCGATCCACGGCGCATCCCACCAGCTCGCGCGCAGGTAGGGTTCATCGCTGGACACCGAGAGGTGCAGCCGCAGTAGCGGATCGTCCGGCGTGCCGTCTTCGTCGGCATCGGGGTCGGCCGCCGGATCGGCGGGCGGCGCGGCACGAATGGTGAGCGTGGCGGGCATCCATCGATGCAGGTCGCCTTCGATGCGCTGCTTGACCGGTTCTTCGAGCGTGGCGGTGGGCATGGGTCAGTCTCCGGTGTAGCGGCCGCGCGAAGCAGCCAGGTGCAAGTGGGTTTTGCCGGACGCGGCATCGGCCGCATCCGTGCCGTCCGTGGTGTCGGCGCTGGGGGTGGCTTGCGGCGGGCCGGGAACGGGGCCGAAGGTCTGCTCTTCCTCGGTGACTTCGGCGAGGATTTCGTCGGGATCTTCGCCGCGCTCGAGGATGAGGCGGCGGCGGCTGGTGAGCTTGAGGCCGAGGTTCGTTTCGTTGGCCTTGGCGGCCTTGAGCGGGTCGATCGGCACCCAGCGGCGCGGCTGCCAGGTGGCGGCGTCGAGATAGTCCTGCATGCGGGACGCGAGCAGGCCGCGCGTGCGCAGGATGATGTAGGGCAGCGCGGCGGCGAAGACCTCGTTATGCAGCCAGTCGCGCAGCCGAACCTGCGTCTTTTTGTGGTGCTCGCGCTCGGCAATGATGCCGACCTGGGCGGACGAGTAGTTGACCGATTCGAGGTCGTTGCCGCCGCTGACGTAGCTCATGCCGCGCGCGGCGAACCAGCCCCGGAGCTGGCCTTTGACGTAGGTGTCGGCGTTGATGTTGGGCCATACGGATTCGAACGGCCGGAAGTCGTAGCCCTGGGGCAGCGTGTCGAACTGGCCGGGCACGGTGCTGGCGTACTTTTCGGCGGCGGCGGTGATGGCCTGGATCTCGTCGGGCGTGAGCACCTTGCCGGCGGCCTTGGCGGCGTCGAGCACGCTCGACACGATGGTGTCGGCGAACCCGGGCGGCGCGTCGCCGTTGGGACTGACGAAAAAGCCCTGGCGCTTGGCGGCGTTGCTGCTGGCGACGGCGGCGGACTCCTCGAAATCGTGCGTGAGCCACAGCCGGCGCGCGCCGACGGTGAGCCACGGAATGCCGCGCAGTTGCGTGGGCTCTTCGACGAGATAGTGGTGGATGATCTCGCTGGCCGGCACGCGCACATGGCGGCCGACGGCGATGTAGCCGGTCATGGCGTCGCCCACCTTCTGCATCTGGAGCCAGTAGGCCAGGGCGAGGCCGTCGTCGTCGATTTCGACGCCCATGCGGATGCGATTGCCGCCGAACTGGCGGTTCAGCGTCACGTCGAGCAGCATGGGGTCGAGCACCTGAATCTGGAAGCCCATCGGGCCGGCGCCGGGCCGCAGCCGAATGAGGATCTCGCCCTTGCGCACGAGCGTGTGCAGCGCGAGCGTCTCGACTTCGGCCCAGGTGAGGCCGGATTTTTCGCAGTGCTCGCCCCATCGCTTCCAGCCGCCTTCGAGCAGGTTGTTGAGCGCGGTGTCCTGCGCGCCGTCTGCGCCGGTCATGCGCATTTGCAGACGCATGCCGTGGGGACCGAGGACGTTGTCGTCGAGCTCGATGAGGTAGCGCTGTGCCCATTCGTTGTTGCGGGCAAGACCGGTGGCGCGCGACCACAGCGTGGGAAGCTGGCGGGCGAGATCTTCGTTGATGTGGATCGAGGCGGTCGACCAGCTTTCGGTGTAGGGCGTGGTCTCGGCGGTTTCGAACGACCGCTTGGCGGCGCGCATGTCGCCGGCGACGCGGGTCTGCACCTGGGCGGCGATGCCGCGCGTGGTGGACTCGATCCAGGCGTGGCGCTCGGTTGCGGTTTCGCGGGGGCCGAACAGGCGGGCGAGCAGTCCCATGTCAGAACCCCTTTGCCGCGTGCCAGGCCTGCCACGCGGCAAAGCGCAGGCGCGACCACGGATCAAGCATGGGAACGAGGCGCCACATGCGCGCAAAAATGCGCGGCGCGTTGAGGATGCGGCTGGGCAGGGAGCGGCGGCGCAGGACGATCATCAGAAGCGGACCTGCACGCGGTTGGGCGACACGCCGTTGAGCACGCCGAGCGCGACGCTCTCGCGCACCACTTCGCGCTCGTAGTGGTGGATCGCGTCCTTCAACTCCTGCATGCTGCGGAAGGTGGTGCTGCTGCCCTCGAGGCTGACCGAGAGCGTGGTGAGCGTGCCGTCGGCCGCCATGCTGGCGAGCGCCGCGCGTAGGTTCGCCAGCGCGATCTGGTTGGCGCTGCGGCCGTCGTATGTCGAGGCCTGGGTGAGGTCGGGCAGGATCTTGACCGACGCGGATTCGAGCGTGGTGCGCGCGCCCGTGCCGGTGTTTTCGACGTAGCCGACGAGCGTGGCGTCGCCGGCGACGAAGGCTGCGGTATCGGCCGAGGTGAGATCGACGGTGTGGACCGTCTCGACGCCGGCCGACGCGATGTCGACGGCGGCGCCGGTGGCATACAGCAGCCGGTATTTCAGCGCCCAGCCGTCGGCAGCGGAGAATTCAGGCAGAACGCGCTGCCAGGTGACGCTGTCACCCGCGCGGATCGCGGACGGTTCGGATGTCGGGATACCCATGCCTGCCAGCGTGGCAGGATGGGGGCGAAATTTTTAGGCAAGGAATTTCGCGGGGGCGGGGGGCTGCGATATTTGCCTGAGGACTATGAATCTATGTTATGCCCCTACGTCCGGTGGCTTGATCTTATGCCGCCGCCGAAGAGCATCCTCGATCAACTGCGCCGCTGGCTCATCCTGCGCACGCAACCAATCCACCAGCCAGCGGGGAAGTTTGTACCCCACCGGAACCTTGAGTAGTTGCGGGTCGATTGGGGGCCTTCCGGCCCCCTCGCGTTTGCCTCCGCTCACTTCTGGTTGCACCACGTATCCGCGTCTGTCACGGTGTCACACACCATCCAGCCACCCTCAACCTCGATAATCTCCGCCGCCCCAGGGTAGGCGTCCTGCACCGCTTCGATGTCGGCGTAATCTTGTTGGCTAACAAATTTGCACATTTTGTATCTCCTAGTCTATTGTGGTTCGCGCCTATCGCCAACCATGAATACAGTCTAGCCATATATCTAATAATAGTCAAGCCTTTTATCAAATTATTTTCGGGGCTGAAATCGGGGCATAACACGTTGGTCAAGCCGACCCACTACAGCGGCTTTGCCGCTTCCGTGGTCGGCTTACCGCTGGCGTTCGGCACCGGCCACTTAATCGCTTTCATTGTGGCGCCGAGTTTGCCTAGTGCCTGGGCCACCTCGTTGGCCTTTGTCGCCGCCCGAGACATCCCTGTCACAAATTCTGCGCGTTCACGTTCCATGCGCCGCATGGTTTTTCGTCTTTGTCTGCTATTCACAGTTCATCTCCAATTCTGCGCCGGCCCCGCCGAAGCGGGGCGGGGCTGAATTACTTGCCATCGGGACGCTTATCCACCCCCTTCTCTTTCAGCATTTCCATGACATCGTCGACGTGCAGGCAGTCCACCATGCAGGCGCCTGTTCCCGCGGGCTGGATCGGCGCGATCTGGCCATTGCAGTAGTCGTTGCCCGCCACAGCGTTGAACAGGACGCCCAGCGCGTTGATCTTGCCGTCGAATCCGATCTGGATGATCGTATCGCCATTCTTTGCCTCGCGGCCGTTTCGATAGTGCATTGTGTTTCTCCTGAAGTCCCGCCATCGAGGGCTGGCGGGGTCGCCCGTATCTCACCCCCGCAGCCGCTTCAGCTGCTGCGCCCGCCGCACGCTGATGCCGAGGGCCTTGGATATGGCCTGGGCGTCGGTCTCTTCGCCCATCATCGCAATGGCCTCGAGGTGGCTACGCTTTTTGAGGGCGGGAACATAAACGCGCTCGCCGCCGCAGGTGCCGCAGAGCACACGCTTGAATTTCTCCCACTGCTCATCGGGGATCTCGCGCAGCTCGGCGCGGATGGCGTCGAGGATGGCGAGCAGGTTATCGCCGGCCATGGCGGGCCTCCCGTCGGTTGCGTAGCATGGCGGCGAAACGCGCGGCCGCGGTGGCGGCGTCGATGTCGACGGCATCGCTGGGTGCAGACGTCTGCATGGGCGCCGCGGCGGGCTCAGGCGCGTCCTCCGGCGCGGCGGCGGGTTCTGACGCATCGAGCAGGTCGCCCTGGCGCAGCCGCAGCTCGTCGATGTCCCACTGCACGGCGCGGCGCAGGTGTAGCCGCAGGGCCCGGCTCATGTAGAGGGTGTAGACGCAGCAGTCGAGGCCTTCCTGCCGGCGGTCGGTGCGCGCCTTCCAGTAGCGCTTGCGCGGGTTGAGGCGGTGCGGGATCTTCATCTCGGAGAGCACCTGCTCGAAGAAGTCGGCGCGCACGCCTTCGTACCAGTGCATACGGCCGGGGCCATTGCCGGTGAGCCGCACGCGCCCGCCTTCCTGCGCCCAGCCGAGGATGAGGTCTTTGGCCTTGGCGGTGCCGACGATATGCACCTGCACGCCGTAGCGGCTGGCCTTGGTGCTGCGGTGGTTGGGGTCGACGGGCTTGGGCGGGGTCCAGATCTCGACGCGGCCTTCGTTGTCGGGCGCGCCCTTGAGCGCGAGCACGGGGCGGTCGGCGCGGTTGTGACGGCGCACGAATGCGTAGGCGGCGTCCGAGGTCTGGCCGTCCGAACAGTCGACGCCGACTCCGGCGATGCGCAGTTCGCTGCCGCCGGCGTGCTTGACGGTCTTGGCCAGCATCTGCTCGAGCTCGATCCACGCGCCCTGCCCTGCGACGACGGTCTGTCCGTAGAGTTCGCCCCAGTAGGCGAGCCACATCTCTTCGCCGCGCCCGACCGCCCAGCACTGCACGGCAATGCGGTCGTGCTGCACGTCGACGCCGAGCAGTGGGTAGACGCCCCCCGGCGTGGTCCATTCCTGATACTTCTCGGCGCGCGCGGCGAGTTCTTCCTCTTCCGGCAGTTCGCCCTTGTATTCCCACGGCAGGCCGCGGCTGGCGTTCCAGAAGGCGACCATCTTCTCGGGTTCGCCGCGGTCGAATTCGTGGAGCGCGGTGAGGTATTTCTCGGCGAGCACGGGCACGTAGCTGCCCTGGAACACGCTCTGCAATTCGTTGAAGTAGAACCCGCGATCGGCGCTGTCGGCGCTCGGCTCCCAGCCGTAGTTCGGCGCGACGGCGGCGGCGGCGCGGATGTTGTCGACGCGTTGCGCATCGGTCCACACGCTGCCGCAGTGCGGGCAGGCGTAGTAGGCGTCTTCCCAGCGGGCGCGGCCATAGACTTCACGCTCTGGCCATCGGGTGTCGAGGTCTGCCGTCTTCAGCTCGGCGTCGGAGAGGTTCAGGCCAGGAATGGTGACGTGCTGCCAGTCGAGCTCGTGCTTTTCGCCGCAGTCGTGGCAAGCAACCATGAAGCGCCGCTGGTCGGTGGTGCGCATCTCCTTCTCGATCTCGGACGCGCCCTTGGCGGTAGGCGTGCCGCCGATGATCTCGAGCGTGTTGCGGATGGTCTTGCCGCGCTCCCGCAGCAGGGTGATCGAGTTACCCTGCCCTTTCACGTCCTTGTTCGTGTCGTCGGGCTCCTCGACGTAGCGCACCTTGGCGCTGGTCGACTTCACGTCGGCCGGCGAGTTCGACGCGACGAACTTGAGCAGCCCGCCCGGGTAATGCTTGCGCGTCGTGCTGTTGCCGTCGGAGCGCGACTTGAGCCGGATACGCTTGGCCAGCACCGGCGTCGCGCGCACCATCGGTGCGAATTTCTCGGCGTCGAAGTCCTTCGCCGACTGGATGCGCGGGAACATCGCCACCTGCACGCACGGCCGCCAGTGCGCGTGGTAGCCCATCAGCGTGCACACCACGCCGGCCGTCCATGCGATCTGTGCGGACTTCTGCGCCACGATTCGCCGCACCCCCGGCTCGCCGGCGACGGCCAGCACGCCGCGCAGCGCCGGGATGTTCTCAGTGTCGAACTGCCCGGCGTAGTCCGGGTTTTCCTCCGGAGACAGCCAGCGGTACTTCTCCACCCACTGCAGCGGCGTCAGCGGCTCGCGCGGCCGCAGCTCGGCGAACACGCGGCCGAGCATGTCATCGAGCGCCTGCTCGGCCCAGGCGTCGAAGTCGATCGCGCCGCCGTCGGGCATTACTCGTCGTCCTCCTGGTCTTCGTCGGCCTTCTGCCAGTCCGCCAGGCGTGCCAGGAAGGCCTCGAACTCGCCCTGCAGCATCGCCTCGCGCGCGCTCAGATCGGCCGGCAGATCACGCGCCAGCCGCGGCGTCGCGTCGAGCCACTTCTCGCGCGCGGCGACGAAGGCCGCCTTGAGCTTCGGCTCGAGCAGGTCGGCCGGGATGAGCTTGCCGCGACGCTCGGCGTTGTCCATCTCGATCGCGTCGGCCTTCACCCGCGCCAGACGATCATTCGGCGACTCGGCCTGCACCTTCTTCACCTCCCGGTCGACGTACCAGCGAATGCAGTCGC